AAAACCGTTGGCTCATATTTATTCCGTTTATAATGGAATCCTGTGACGTTCTCATCAAGACATGCCAACACCGTCTTGGCGTGAGCCGAAATAGCGCTCATGCCTACCAACAGCGCAGCAATAAGAAAACGCAAGGCCCCCTCCCCCATCTATGAAGCCAGATCACCTTACGGCGGCAGGGCGCCTCTTTGAACCACTTTTCGTCGATATGCACTGCCTCGACCTTCGTCGGCCGTAGCCCGCCAACCAGGTCCGACAATCTGCCGGTTGGTAAGGTCCCGGCCCGACTACGTTTCGGTAATCTCCAGCTTCAGTGACAGAGCGCTCGGAGTTGGGTCTAGCTCATCCGGACCCCGTCACGTTGTCGGAAACGACGTTTCGGCGGAAGGGGGGTTATAGAAATTCCGCGCACGAGATCGCCTTCGCGCGCGGGGGACAAATCATGTCTGCCGATACCACTTGGTTCATTCAATCATCGACGCCGGGAACCAGGACGGAAGCGCAGGCCGTCGAACGAGGTAAAATCCGGAGGCATCATCATCGAAATCGAACCGTCTGAAAAAGTCCCTGTTACGCGACATGTCGGCCATCGTGTAGACGCTGATGTGGTACTCGTCGGCCAGCTCGCAGAGCTTCTCCATGAACTTTGTTCCCTTTCCCTGCCCGGTCGGGAACGCTTCGAGATCGGTCAGAATGACGGAGCTGGGTTTCTTCGACGACGAGAATTCTGCCGTGATCCCGAGCTTTGCGGCATAGTCCTTCAGCTTGCGGACGAACCGGGCTTCCGAGCCAGAAAGGCCATTGGTTTCCTCCGCAATGAATTCCTCTGCCTCGTTGAGGNTCTTCACTTCCTTGATCTTGATCTGCCAGTTGCCCATCACGGCCCATACCTTCGAGCCGTTTTCGCCAGCGATCTCGATGGAGTGATAGCGCTGGCGACGGAGCATCCGACGATACCAGGCGCCGTCCGAACCGGCCTTGCGGAAGTCGGCCAGGAACTCCTGATAGTTCTTGTACTGTTTGACGCTGCCCAGCTCGATCTCGGCCGTAACGACGCGCGGGTCCCAGATCAGCCGCTTGACGCCTTGCTGAACGGCCGCTTCGGCCACCTTCGGGTCCGAGGTGAACCACACACCGGTTCCACGGGGATGGTTGCGATCCTTCTGGAAGGCCGCGCACGAGTAGGCAATGACCTTCGTGCCAAGCGTCTCCCTCGGCGGGACCGTGAAGTCTTCGGTCAGGGCCTTCTTGGTGATGAACAGACGGATTTCCGCGAAGGCAGCATCAGGCGACCAGGGGTGGATGTCGCGCAGCCATTCATCGACATCTTCACCGGAAGGCAGGATGCGGCTGGCGCCGGTGTGCGTGTCGATGACGCCGACCGTCAGGCCTTTGAACGCGGCCTCCCTCATGCAGGCCTGCCAGAAGCTCTTTCCGGCAGCCGTATGAGACGTGTCACTGATGACCGTTCCGTAGCGGTTCAGCAGGACATCAAAGAACACCTTCTTCGCGACATTACGATAGACCCCGAGCTGAGGATCGCGCCAGAGGACGCGCTGGCAGGCTGCCTTGCCAAGATGCTCGATGTTTTCTAGGTCGTAATTGACGTAGAAGAGAACCTTCTCATCCACCTCGTCGGCGAGAAAGATTTCATTCTCGATGCTACCCGCCTGATGTTCGCGAAGTTTGATGTGTTCCTTCTGCCAGAGGACCTTTCCGCCCTGGCGCATCAGCCGCTGATACTCGAAGTGATTAACGTCAGGGTCGGTAAGAGCGAAGTCCTCGTCACCGACCATGACCGGCATTTCGAAGAGAGGCCGAGACGCCTCCTCAATGAGGGAGATGATGTCGCGTATTTTCATGAACGTATTTAGTAAAATATGCTCACTTTCGCTGGACTATCGTCCCCTGTTATCGACGACAATACGAAGGCCAGACGTGGATACGGTATTGGAGCCGGTTTCGCTCCTCGGTGCATTAGCAGTGAACTGATACGAGATATCGAGCCTGGTGTGGCACGTGATCTCGATCATCGGGATGTGGGAGTCGGTCGTCATCTCCAGGTACATCAAGAAGGCCGCCGTGATGTCCTTGAGGTTTCGGAGACCGAAATCGACCATGTTGGTTTGCGATTCCCTGCGGCACTCGCTCAACAGGGACGCATGCAGGGCGATCAGGACGCGGAACTGCGCCGGAAGCAGGTCAGAGTACCGGGTTCTGCCCTTCATCAGGTCTCGACCCTGAATTCGTTCGAGCACCTTGTCTGGAGCGTCCCACCGTCGCCAGACGTTGGTCTTCGTTTCCTCGCAGAGGTTGAGGATATCGGTTACCGATCCACGGCCATCACGGAGGACGGCGACACTTGCCCTGATGTCGTTCATAGCCGATCCAGCTTGTTGTCGAGGTCCCGTTCAACGTCGCGGATGGCATGCCCGTGCTTTTTGAGCGCGTGTTCGAGAGACGTGACCCGCGACTGAAGGCGCCTGATGGTCCGACCCTGGTCCTCGACGATGCGCATGAGTTCGCGCATCTGTCTGGCGAGAGCCTCCACGTCCCTTGGGGGCGCGGTCTCCTTGACGACGACCCGTGTCGCGTCCGATGGACCATCGTTGTCCGGGCCGTACATTTCCCTCCTGATGATGTCATCCAGAGCTCTCACAGGCCTGCCTCCTGAAGGATGGAAGTGATCGTGGAGACCTCCTCCCGGTTGTCGGCCAGCTTCACCTGCCAGAACTTCGGATCGACCACGTCCTGAACCAAGGCGATCTGCTCCTTGGACATGCGAGCAAACAGTTCCTTGGCCGAGGGGGCCGTGTAGAGCACCCACGGGGATATGCGGCCGGACCTGATCCAGAAGACAGCCTGTGTCGGTGGAATGCGGCGGAAGAAATTGGTCCAGTCTTCTCCGGTCTCGTTCGCCCACTTCTGCATGAGGACGAAGTTGCGTTCCAGAGCAGCATCCGGGGTCTCGCGCTTGCTGAGGTCGCGCAGATAGTCCTCGTACACAGAGCTGTCGCACCACTTGTTAATCGGGATAAGGTTCGTGATCACATAATCGATGAACATCGCCGGATTAACGGCGTTGATATCAAGTATGTACTTTGCAAATTTTACAAACGACGAGTAGTGGCGACTCTTGCGGAATNTCTCCTCCGTGACTTCCCGGCGCCCCGGAAATGACAGGTAGAAGAACCGCTTGAAGATATAGAAGGCATACAGAACGTGACGCTCATTGCGCTCCAGGTAACGCTTCTTCGCGGTGCAGTTGTGCCGCATGAGGACAAGTTCCGAGACAAAGTTCTTCCCGCAGTGCGTGCACGTTAACTCTGGATTCTTTTTCTTTGTTCTCTTCCGCTTAGTGGCTTGCACCTTCGCCATCGCCGCGAACCTTCTTGAATGCCTCGATCAACTTCTTTGCCGTCGCCTCGTCATTGTCCGCATAGACAAAGGACTTGAATGTATCGATGTCGAATTGCGAAATAATGAGATCAAGCTCATCGCTGTTCGCATCCGGCCAATATTTACTCAGGTATGAATGTATGGTCGAAGCCGTCTGTGACCTCTTGGCACTCGGTATCCAATAGTGCTTGCATCGCCGTCCGGTGCCCGTGGACGCGATCAGGCGATACTGCAAATCAGGATGGTCGTAGAGATCAAAGAAATGCAAATTGGCCATCTTATTGGTCGCGAGGATGGCATACTCGGCCAGAGGTCCGTCCACGGCGCTCGCCCACCTCATGGCAACCACCGGGGCGAAACCACTTCTTGCTTCCTCGGTCAGCTTGGAGAGGAATTCGAAATCCCGTCGATCAACGGCGTCCAGAACCTTGAAAATGTCCAGTTTCGGAGGGGACTTCGTCATTAAAAGAATACCTTATGAAATGCCACCCCAGAATAAATAATACCGAGACGTAGGTCAAAAAATAAGCGAGCCCCACATTTTACGCTCGGTTGCTCCAGGCCCCCGGTTCTTGAATGGTCCGGGGGCCTGTTATTCGAAGACCACACAGTCGGGAAAATACATTCTCAGCGCGAGGGCGCTGGCATTTTCCCGGAACCAGAAAGCCCCTCCCCTGAAAGCCCATTCACCATCATTCGCGTATCGGACGCACAGCTGACTGCTTTCTCTATCGAAGAAGGGTGCCGTTACGCTCATGGCGTAACCAACATGGTCCAGGCACCACTGGAACATGTCATCAAGGCAAGTTCTGGCCCCATCCTTGATCTGCACTTTGAAGGGAAACCGCTCAGCGACTGTTCTATGCAAATCGTTGAAAGGAATTACCTTCATATCGTGCGGGAATAGACCAAACTTGGAGTATCGCGTCCTTGATACGGGAAGCATTAGTCTTCCGCCCCGCGCGATGACGAACAGCACTCCGGGTCGCTCGACGACATGATCTCACACACGCCATCAAGGACGGCCGAAATGTCCCAGTTCGAGGAAGTTCGGAAGGAGGACGACCGGCTGGCGGTTCGAGATTGGTTTTCAACCTTGCGACGATGCATCAGGACTCTTGGATGAACCCACTCCCGTCTCAACCGCCAATCAGTTTCTCGAAACCATTTCAGGATGAACAGAAGGATCACGGCGAAAGACAGAGCGATAAATGAAATGGAAATGAGCTCGAAAGGCATACCGTCAGGCAATACGGAGGTATTGGCGAAGGCTAAGAATGGCGACGAATCCGTTGATGATGCAGCCGATCAAGAGGAGGAACGGATCGTGATGGAGAGTGATCTCAGGAACGAAAAGCGATCCACCGAACAGGCCGCTGAAGAGAGCACAGAACAGGCCAAACGCCAGCCACTCCATATATACCTCCATAAAAATATCTTCATGTAGTGGGGAGAGGGCATTGAACCCCTTTATCCGGTTACAAAGGAGTTCATAGCCACTCTGTAATCCCCACAATACGGCTATATACTAGAATATGAACTATGGCGTCAACCATTATTGACATGACNAGGGCACGCATTACTGCGCGCCATCCCGTCACTTGGTTTTGCTGCGGCGCTTCGTCTTGATTTCAACCTTCTCTTCGGCCTTCTCTTCCGCCTTCTCTTCAGTCTTGGCTTCCACAACGGGCTCGGGAGCCGTCGTCACCATAAGGGGCTCGGCGGCCGTGTCCTCCGGGAGGATGAAGGCCTCGCGCAGCTTGCGGACCTCGTCGGTCATCTCCACCTGCGGATTGACGTAGAGCTCGGCGCCATCGTCCGGGATACGCGAGACAAGGTCCTTCAAAATTTCACCGACGATTTGCATGGAGCGGCGAAGGTTGCCCATCGTCTGGGCCTTGTCCATCTGATCGAGAAGTGACAAAAGTTCAGTCTTGGTCATATCGTTCCTCACGTAATAATCTTCGTAATATCAAGGGATTCCGGGATTTTGTGAGTGTCCTTCAAGAAGTAGGCACATACCGGGTTCGGGCCATCGTGGAGGGGAACCGCGAGAATGTGGCCGTGCCGCAGATGAGGCATGTGCCACGTCGCATCTGGGAAGACGTTCTCGATGCTGATCTCGTGGAAGGACGGCATGTAGCTCGACAGGGGGTTGAAGCAAAACGCGGTGAAGTCCCGGTCGTTGATGTGCTTCAGCTCTATGATTTCGACCAGGCCAAAGTCTCGTTCCGAGATGACNATGCTCCAGTCGAGCGGCATGCGCAGCCGGTATGGTCCGATCCTCAGATCAGCTGACGGCCTCGGAAACACATCCAAAAAAATCAGTGGGATGAAGTAGAAATCAACGTCGCCCTGGTTGGAGTAATCCAGAACNCAGTAGTGGACATCAACATCCTGCTCAGGCAGGCAGTTCATGTCGTAAGGTTCATTCTGTGGTGTCAGAATTTTCATGTTTGATGTTATTGTTATATCAATTTCGATATTATGTCATTTAGTGATCAAAATGTCCAATAGCAACGTATTAACGATATGCAATCTTTTTGACAGTGAATGGATACCCGGCTTCTTTGTAATATACTTTCCGTTTTCCGAGGTGGCGGGCCGAGAACTTCATTGTCGAACAAATATCGTAGATGCGAACGGAGTTCTTGTCTTGAGCCTTTCGCAATCCTCGGCCAATGCTCTGGATGACGCGGACGAACGACTTCCCCGCTTCGACCAACACGAGGTTGAAGATGCGTGGGATGTTGATACCAACCGCCGCCACGCCGTAGGTCGCTATGATGACCTTATTCGTTGCAACCTGGACCTCCTTGTATTCCTTCTTCCGGTCCTTGGACTTGGTGCTGCCGTTGACGAAGGAGGCACCAGGAATGAGTTCAGCCAACGCCATCCCTGTCTCGATGCGGTCAACGAGGATGAGCGTGTTGCCGCTCTCTGAGCAGGACTTGCAGAACTCAGCGATCCAGCGAATGCGGTCCCTGTCGCTGAGCAGGTAGTCCATCTCGTCGTGCCAGTCTCGGAATTCGTAGTGGTCATCGGTGAGCTGGAGGATTTCGACCTCGCACTGGGCGAGGACATCCTTCTTCTGAAGGTCGGCCGCGCGGATTTCGCCAACGACCGGTCCAAGCGTCCCGAAGAGGGCGAGGTACTCATAAGGCTCTTTGGGAATCGTACCGGTGAGCCCCCAGCGTATCGGGACTTGCGCCAGCGGGCCTGCCAGCACCTCACGCAGGACCTGAGCCTTGGCAGCGTGGCATTCATCCACCTGGACGCACACGACGCCGTCGATGATCTGCTGGAGCGTGTCGGTGTCGATATCCATCTTGGCCTGCTTCGACTTGATGCCAAGGGACTGCCAGGTGATGATCGTGTGCGCGTGACCGAGTTCCTTCCGGTCACCGTAGAAGACGCCCACGTCGAGACCGAGGTTCACGAAGTCCTCCTCGGTCTGCTCCACGAGCGACTTTGAGGGGACGATGACCAGGGTGCGTCCGAATGGCTCGCAGAGCTTGGAGAGGGCGGCTGTGAGGATCGTTTTGCCCGCTCCGGTCGAGATCGACTGGATCGACTGGAGGTTCTGGGTGTAGCGCCGGATCGCTTCCACCTGGTAGTCACGGAGCATGATGGGCTGCCCGGCGAATGGATGCCCTTCCGGCCAGCATTGGTCCGCCAGGAAGTCCTCAGTGATTTCCGGGAAAGAGACGGAGAACGGAGGTCGGCGATCATCGATCTCGACGCTGTACCCGGCGTCAATCACGATGGGCAGTACCCGTTCGAGCAGATTGATATACGTGGCCCCACCGACCGTGCAGAAGCTGATCTTTCCGTCCCATCGTCCGAGCTTGAACGACGGCATATGGCGCGCATACGGGACGAGGAACTTCAGCGCGTCGCAAATCTTCCTTCGCGTTACGGGATCAAGGCCTTCGAATTTGCAATTGACTTGGTCAACAATAGTGAGGGTGGTTGTCTTCATAAACCAAAGAAATCGGCAACAATAATAAACTTAGATATTTAGGATATTTGCCAGTCTCAGAACATCTTCCAGGCGCGCGTTTCGGAAGGCCTTCTGGTTAGCAGTCTCTACGTTGTTATCGTTTCTGATTTGGGACCAGGCGGCCATCAGATTACTCGTGGCGCTCGGATGTTCGCCACGGTCCATGGAAACGATATCCGAGATGTTCGGGGGAACTTGACGTTGGTCCAGGAGGATGAACTTNGGAAAATCGAACGGTGCCAGTACGCTCAAAAGTGGGCCGTACATGCCCGGAGTATGCTCAGCGATGAGCAGGCAGTCGCGATGCTGGGCAACGAAGTCGTGGTCCCGAAGCTGCATCGGCTTGATGAACGCGAACTGCTCCGGGCGGCCCAGCATCTCGATGGCGAGTTTCCAGTGCCTTCTGCTTTCCTCCTTGGTGACGAGGAGGGTCTTGCCGCCGTGGATGACGCCCAGCGCCAGAGACACATTGATCAGACGACTGACCGTCCGTGACCAGAGCATACAGCGATAGTCACGGTCATAGATTGGCTGGAGGTCTTCCTTCGTGACCCTGAACTTCTCCGGGATGTCCGCCATCATTTCGTCGGTGATGCGGTCNTCTTCAGCCAGCTTCCATATGTTCTGCGCGAGGTCGAGGTTCAGGATTCGCCGGTTCTCAATGAGAAGACGAGCCACTTTACCGGATTTTTNCAAGGAGTAGTCACAAATCATTTGGTTCGGCTAACATAATCTCGCGAAGCCACCATTTTAGTACATCGTTGTCCCGACAGCGAATTAATATCGAGTCCTTTTCAATCGATGCGCTGCAAGTCCCGTCGTCGAGAGCCTGAAAGCATTCGATCAGATAGTCCATCGTTTCATCATCAATCTTGAACCGATGTGTCGTAATGACGTGGTAAATGGTGTCGAGTGTTTGCCGAGAAACGGGAACAATATACAGCCGGAGTTGTGAATTTCGTACGGATCGCTCGGCCGGTCTAGAGTTGACAAGGGCGGCTTCGATAAGCTTTGAGACCATGTCATCTCGCTTGAAACGAAAAGCAATGCGACCGCCGCCAATATAGCGCGCTTCCCGTGGCACCCGGATACTTTCATAGGGCTTGTTTCTGTATCGCGGCATCGAGAGCAGAATGCTGATCTCGTCCTCGCGCATGAAGCCATTCAATTCCAGATACCTACGGCTCCGATGGAGAAGCTTCAGCGAGATGCGAGCCTGCTCGGTCGATAGAGGCTTTCCCTCGCTGACGTAGAAACGTACATTCGTGATGAAGTCATAAGCCCACGGGTCGGTAAGCTTTGTTTTGAAAAGNCCCTTCTGTGCGGCTTCGTACATCTTTTCAATCGAATATTCGACCGTCAACATAGCTGCCAACGTAGCAATANCGAATGAGAAATCGTATCGTAACTTGGTTCCGAATTCAAAATGTATGATTGTGCTTGTCAACGGAGGGGAGAGCGATCGACCATTCTGGCTGGCATTCCAGAAATGCGATTGTGCCGGTCTCCGATTGTGGATAGCTCTATCGACCCNACCTGTCCTGTCGCCGTCATGCCGGAAAGGCTTGGACCGGATGTTCTCGTTTCGTTCTTGACAGGGCTCAGTCGGCTAGGATAATGTTCCTCGCATGAGACATGAGAGGCGCCATGGCGCGCCAAGCTCCGCCGCTGGGATGAAAATCGTTGAACGTTCTATTTTGCGGGAATCGTCGCGTCTGTGTAGCATAGCGGCATACTGTCGTTTGGGGATGCAGACATGACCGATGTGATGGAAGAACTTCGGTTTATGAGTTTTCTGAAGTCGAATGATTACTCCCACGTTCGCCCTATAGGCAACGGCCGGTATGCCGCCATAGCCCAATTCATGTTCTCGACTGCCATAGTGGTTGGCAGGATCGGAAACTACAGTTGCTATGAGGATCGTTGGTGTTACAAGACGGCCGAAGATGCAATCGCTGCCCTGGAAGCATGGGATGGGCAAGGTGAGCCCCAGGGATGGGTGCGTCACCCGACGACGGGAAGGCGGCGCCCCAATGGCGATGCCGAGGCCGAGTACATCGACCCCTAGCTCCGCAGGATATCCCCTCCCCTTCAAGAGGTTGAATATGGCAGTTCCCTTTGTTCTGGACGCCACGGCCCTGGTCAAGATTGCCAATCTCGTCGAATACGCTTCCGACCTGGACCGTGAGTCCGAACAAGAGTTCCGAAACACTATCGTCCTCCCTTACGGATGGACTGTGACCTACACCATCGATGAGCTGGACAACGGGGCCGAATGTCGGCACCTGTCCATGGCAGCGCCCCTTGGTGAGGACCTCAGGATCGAGATCATCCAGGCCACCATGAACGCCTTCGGGTTTCTCAACTCGTTTGAGCTGTTGGAGAGCCTGGGCGTCGTCTGGTACGAGAATGTCAGCGACGGCAGGATCGCGATCAACGTCCTGGAACCCCTGTCAGGAAAGATCACTGACCTGAGGGACAGCCCGGCCGACTGGGGGACTGCCTGAAAACAGTCAATCACAAGCGGCGCACGGCGCCGCTTTTTTCAAAGCTCCGGAATAAGACAGGCCTGTCTTCTGTCCAGTCTGCTGCATAAGCGGGCGAATATAAGTCGATTCGATAATATAACTGACTTCCGGGCGGCGCTTTCGAGTGCCGCCTCTTGCATCGCACCGAATAAATACCACCAAAACAATTCGGGTCAACGATGCGAAATTTTATCGATATTGTTTGTGGGATTCTGACCGAAGCGACTGTCATCAATCCGGATGCCGTAGATAAGGAAGTGGACCGGATTGTCTCTGATGTAACTGCCAGACCGGCAAGGGAGTGGCTTCGAAAGCGAATCCGCTCTGAAATCATGAACAACACGAACTACCTGCGGGCGGCAATGCCCAGCGAGTTGGAGAAGGCTCCCGACTACGCACATGATGCCGCCGTGAGGGGTGAGACAGTCTACGTCTTCGATCATCGCGACCCACGCCTGGGACAGTTCCTTGACACCATCCAGCACCTCAAAGACTGGATTGGTTCCATGGAAATGGTTCTCAAAGAGAAGCCGACCAACCAGGTCGAGACCGAGAACCACACGATCACGGCAAAGCTCATGAGCAAGCTGCCGAAGATGACGTTCGACCAGGCGCTTCGGGCGGCCGATGAGTGGTTCACCCGCATGGGGCGGTCGTCCAAGGGTGTTGAGGCCCTTCAAGACGTGAAGGTTATCAAGCGTTGGCCCGATGGCTGCTATGCGGTCGAGTACAAGTCGGCCGACGCCATGAAGCGCGATGGCAATATGCTCGATAACTGTCTGAGGGTTGGCTACTACTGGGACGCCGTGGCTTCTGGCAGGGACCGTGTCATCACAATCCGCAAGCCGTCACACGAAGCTGTTGTCGCCATTCGCATTCACAATTCCCCGGTCACCAAGGACGGGATCGAGTACAGCGGCACGGTGGTAGAATGCAAGGGGAAGCAGAACAGGCCGCCGACCAGCCGTTATATTCCCTATTGCACGTCTCTCCTTTCCGAACTCAACGTCAATGGTGGCAATTGTTCTGACCTAAACGCCGCAGGCATCCACTTCCATCGAGGGCGTTTCGGTGACACATGGGAAATCGGGGACAAAATCTACGAAGACCCGCGAAATGACGTGGTTGTGTATCGCGTGGACCGGCATGTCATCTTCCGAATCGATAAATTCACGTGCAACGCCGTTATTCACGGAAATCTCATTCTGTTGGATGCCGTTCCCGACGGAATAGATATCAAAAAGTTTGCTCGTGCGTTGCGAGGCATAGACTTCGCGTTGGCGCCGGACAGCGTGGAACGTCTTCGGAAAATTGGCTTGTACATTAACCGGGGGCAGATCGGAACGTTCCTTGAGGTCGGAGATAAAATATCAGACGACGGCAAATACACAGCGATCCGGGTCGGAAAAGATATCGTCGTCGCAATGAGCGGCGAGCTGGTCGCAACATTCAATCTCGGGAAAGACAAACAGATCATAGAAGTTCGACCGGCCCATGCGGCGTTCCGAAACGACATCACTCGTATCCTGAACCTCACAAAGGCAGCACCGTCCCCAATTTTCGAAGCGGGCTTCATGCTGCGTCACGAAATCTTTTTTGATGGAAAGACCTACGGTACATTCGATCAGGTGGCCGTGAAAGATGGTGATCTCTACCGTCTCGGCAAGAGGCCGGTGTGGGTCGTCCCCGGCGAGGATGGAACCTTTCTTCTGTCCATCACCAAGGGGCAAGCTCGGGCTCTGACCAAGCCGTTCCAGGTTGCTCCGGAGGCTGTTCGCCGGTTGCTCGCGCGAGAGGGAGTTTCCTCGGTTGAAGACCCGAAGTTTTTCGGCGTGGTGAAGCTCAATGGTCGCATCATCGCCACCAAGGAAGACTTCCTGAAGTCACTGAAGGAGCTGAAAGCGGCGATCCCTCCGAACGCCTTTACTTTAAACAGCGTCCGGGAGGGAGACGTGGATGTTATTTCTCAGGTACGCAGGTTCCTTATGGCGTCTGAGAATAACCTGACGGCGAAAGACCGGGCACTGATCATCAGGACGATAAACGGCACTGGCGGTGTGAAAATCACCCTGGAGAAGAAGGAAAAGATATACGGTGTCGATGTTGGCTATTACAGGATTGATGTTCCCGTAGCAGCGTTCAATCTGTTCGCCCCCTACTCACTTACCTCCGAGGAATCAAGGAAGATTGTTGAGCATTTGACAAAGGCGGCGGAGCACGTCCGCAAATCGAAGGCACAGATATTCCAAGGTGTCACAATCCCTCATACACTGGTCGATGCACGACCTGAAATCACGCAAGCTTATCGTGCTTTGATGAACGAAATTGTTGCAGCAAATAGAAGTGTCGTGGATCAGCTAAAGGACCAGCAGAGGCGCGACGATCTTGATCTTGATCTGTCCAGCCGGTTCGCATCACTGCATGCGCTGAACAAGTTGAAACGATAATGTAAGAGGTACTTATGCGTTATTATGAGTTTGCGAAGCCGCTTGTTTTGAACGAGTTCGGTTACCACGGGCACCCTGGTTTTGGTCGTGGTATTTTCCGAAAGGCATACTATGAATATATCGCCAGCGAGCTTTCCAAGCTTCCCGACAGGGTGGTTCGTGATTACCTGACGGACTGGTTTGCCGAACAGTTCGCGCGCGACAGTGTGAAATTCAACGAGAAATCCTTCCGCCAAAGGGTCGCCGATGGGAACGGTCCCAGCTCTGGAGTGCCGATGTTCCAGCAGCGGCATTTCTACTATTTGGCCGATGCCGTCCGTTCGATACCAGACAAAGCCGCGCGCGAGTTCGTTTCTGACTGGCTCGCCTATGTAGTGGGTCGGACGAACAACAATTTCAAGGCGTCCCGCTGGTATGAGTACTGCGGTGTCCAGAGGGAGGATGACAACACGTAGAATAATGAATCCGTTAGGCGGTATGGTATAATGCCGCCTAACGGAGTTCATCATGAAATACATTGACACCGATGTTGATATTGATTTCGCAGATCGAAACGTTGCGCTTTCCCAGCTGCCACACATCGATGCGATGATCGATCGGGACGGCAAAGCCACCCGGCATCCTTCCGGTGTCTACTTCCAGAACATCCCCGTCGATCCATTGACTGATCTGGCTGCCTACGATTACGAGAAGGCACCGGAGCTGGGGTTCATCAAGGTCGATTTCCTCAACAACAGCATCTACGCTTGTGTTCGCGACGAGGAACACCTTGAACGTCTCATGGCAGAGCCTGACTGGGACTTGTTTCTGATCCGTGATCTCGTTGAAGGGACCGAGCGGACCCCGAAACTGGCACACGTCGGAGACCATTTCGGCCTTCTTCAGATGATCCGGCCTCGCAGTGTAGAAGAGCTTGCCATATGCGTTGCGCTGATCCGGCCTGGCAAGTGTCATCTGATCGGGAAGCCGATGGACGAGATCAAGAAGGAAATCTGGCTTCCGACCACGGACTACTATTACAAGAAACCCCACGCGATCGCCTACGCGATGTCCATCATAGTTCAGGTCAACCTAATCGTGGAGCAGCTCAGCCAGGAGGCCTAGTCGAAGCGGCGGACGAGGGTCACCTGCCGCTTGCGGACACGTCGCGCGATTGTCTCGTGCAGGGACACAGCATGCCCGGCCTCCAGCACGAACTCCTTCCGGGAGAAGTGACGGATGTACGGGCGAAATTCGCGGAACTCGGCACCGAGGAAGATGTTGATCGGCACAAGCCGGTTGGACTCCCACCACCACTTCTCTCCAAACATGAGGAAGCGTTTTCTCTGCGTGTCCTCGGGTATCAGGTCCATGACATACATGGAGAGAAGCTGGTTGTCGCTATTCTGGATGATCCCGAGATAGTTCGTTTCTAGCATATGGCCGTAGCTAAGAAACGGATAGGTTTCCAGCACTTTTGCAATTCGAGAATCCATACAAAATCCAACAGCAATTTTGGGTTTATTTATATACATTCGTTACCGCGCATTCTGTCGAGGACGATCGACGTTAAATATCGTTATGGCGCTAATACACGTGTTTGATATTCCGCAAGTAGTACAACTGTCAACACGTGTCGTTGCTGGCACGGGGTCCAACCACATGAATTATCCGATTAATCATTCGGACTTCACTCTCATCAAGGGGGTTCTGAACGAGATCGATTTTCTCGTCCTCGACATTGATCGCAAGACAGTCTCCCTCGGGGAGGAGGACGCCATTATTCTTCGCATCCATCGGCGTTCGGATCAGTCTGTCGTCCTGACCACGACACTCGCGACCGTCGAAGGAAGCCAGGCCCGTTTCCGGGCATCGATCCCGGCCGAGGTGGTGGATGATCTGGACAACGGCTTTTACCGCTACACGGTATGCCTGCGCACTGGCGCAGATGAGCCCCAGGAGCGCCTTCTCTACACGGACAGGGGTAGGACCGGAGAAGGCAGTGTCGAGGTCCGCCAAGGTCCCCTGCCCGTCTCCACGGCGCCTCGCAAGGTCGAGCGGGATGACATGCTCCCTCTCGCAGGCTCACTGATCTCGGGTGCCCTTCCCGGTGCGGCGCAAATCGGCAACAGGACCGGTGTCCACACGGTGGCGGTCTACGGAAATCATTTCACGGGCTCCGTGGTAGTCGAGGCGAGCCTGGAGATGCAGCCTGACACCAACGACGCCTCGTGGTTCACCGTCGTCGAGCATTCGTTCAGCGACCTAATCGGATCGTCGGGGTTCTCCTTCACGGGCCCGTACCAGTGGGTCAGGTTCAAGGTCACTGAAAGCCAACCCTCCGGTGGCAACCAGGATGGGTGCGCTGTCTGCACACTGGGTGACGAGGTGGGAGACAAAGAGTTCGAATGGCCTGAGGGCACACCCGACGGTTTCGTCCACCTTCTCTACCGGAACTGACGCTCATTCAATTTTGGCGGCGACCATCGCTCTGGCTATAATGCTCGCAAAGGCATTGTTGCGAAACATATGAGCAATTTAATTGAGCGGATCGTCGCCGACGATTTCGTCTGGCGAGCCATCACGACCCAGATTTCATCCAGACAGCGCCGAAGCGTCAGCGGTTTCGTCAACATCAACTGCCCGATGTGTACGCTTCGGGGCGAAACCCCGGACAAGCGGATGCGCTGCGGCATCAAGAAGGACGGACGAGGCGTCGGCATCAACTGCTTCAATTGCGGGTTCAAGGCTCTCTGGTCTCCGGGAGACCTTCTGTCCAAGTCGTTGCGCGAGTTCCTTGCGCAGATCGGTATGGATGAAACCGAGATCAAGCGCCTCAACCACAAGGCGCTAGCCTATCGTTCGGTCATTGCTCAGGTGCCGGAAGCGGCGAACATCCTGCCGTCTTCCTTCGAGCCTCGCTTTCCGCCCGCATCGCTCCCCCAGGGGGCAAAGCCGCTTGAGGAATGGGCGAACATGCCCAACCCTCCAAAGGAGTTTCTTCGCGTGCTCGACTACATCTATTCACGCGGGGAAAAGGTTTTCGGGGCAACGACATACTATTGGACACCGACGAAGGAGCACAGTCTCAATGAGCGTGTGATCATTCCCTTCTATAATAACGGCACGCTCGTTGGCTTTACCGCGCGTTCGGTCAGTGATCACGGTCCGAAATACTATTCGGTGAAGCCACCGAACTACCTGTTCAATACCGACGTACTTCGGAAGAATAGGTTCAAGTATTGCATTCTGGTCGAGGGACCGTTTGACGCACTCGCGATCAACGGTGTGGCCATGCTCGGTTCTACTCTCAACCAGCAGCAGATCGCCTGGCTCAAGACGCTGCCCCAGCAGATCATTCTGGTTCCGGACCGGGACAGGAAGGGGCGTTCCACCATCGACATTGCCCTCGAAAACGACTGGATGGTGGCTTTCCCTCGCCTCGGTGGCTCCCACGGAAAAGAAATGTGGTGGGACCCCGACGTGAAAGACGTGGATATGGCTGTAAAACGTTACGGTCAAGCCTGGACAACCCTGTCAATTATAAAGACGGCAACAAACAACAAAATCGAAATTAATATAAAGCGTCGCCTTCTGGTAGAATAAGGCTCAATTTTTGAGGTGTTTCATTAATGCGGCAGGGGTTTGACGGGGATCGTTTCGGGAGACCCGTGCAGGAGTTGTTTCTTCGTTACATGATCACGGACGCCAACTCGTTCGTGCTGACTCGGAGCATCATCAAGCCGGAATACTTCGATGCCTCGTTGCGCGGCGTGGCAAGGGTCATCCTCGATTTCTCGGACCAGTATCACCGGATACCGACCCCTGATCTGATCAAGGCTCAGACGGGAGTCGATCTGGAGCGCTTCTCGAACGACGAAATCCCGGTCATGTACGAGTGGTACCTGGAGAACATCGAGGAGTTCTGCCGGTACAAGGCTCTTGAGCTGGCCGTTCTGGAAGGCGCCGACCTGCTCGCCAAGGGCAAGGGCGGAGATATTGAGCGTCTGGTGAAGGACGCCATGTCCATCTCCATCCAGAAGGACTTCGGCACCGACTATTTTGCCAACCCGCAGGAGCGCCTTCACCGCATGCGGGACAAGAACAACTACGTCTCCACAGGTTGGGCGNCCCTCGATGAAAAGCTCTACGGTGGTTTCCTGCGTGGCGCCCTTAACATCTGGGCCGGTGGCTCCGGCTCCGGAAAGTCGATCTNGCTTCAGAACATCGGCCTCAACTGGGTCGAAATGGGGCTCAATGTAGTCTACTTCACCCTTGAGCTCGCGGAGGAGCTGGTCTCCATGCGCCTCGACGCGATGCTGACGCGGCGAAGCACCAAGGAAGTCATTCGCGACATCGACGAGACTGCCCTTCGACTGGCGGCAATCAAGAAGCGGCCTAACGAAGATGGCGTCTATCCTGGCAATCTTCACATCAAGAAGATGCCTGAAGCCGGTACAACGGCCAACGATCTTCGCGCGTACCTGATGGAGTACGAGATCAAGACCGGCAAGAAACCGGATGCGATCATCATCGACTACCTCGACCTGATGCACCCCAACAATCGGCGCATCGATCCGACGAACCTCTTCGTCAAGGACAAATACACGTCGGAAGAGATGCGCGCCCTGGCCCACGAATATAACTGCCTGTGCGCGACGGCTTCTCAGCTCAATCGTCAATCTGTCGAAGCCATCGAATTCGACCACTCTCACATCGCCGGTGGTGTCTCGAAGATCAACACGGCCGACAACGTGTTCGGCATCTTCACGACAGCCGCGATGCGCGAGAAAGGCATTTACCAGCTTCAGTTTCTCAAGACGCGCTCGTCGTCGGCCGTGGGCAGCAAGATCGAGCTGGCCTTCTGCCCGACGACGCTGCGCATCACAGACAAACCGGCCGCCTCGGGCAATTCCCAACCTCGGTCACCTTCCAAGCCTCCCATCACACAGGAGGCGGAGGACGAACCTCAAATCGACGTTCGAGACGAGATCATGGACCTGATGAAAAACATCCAGGGCCTGAGAACCTAAAACCCGTTATAAATACCACCGAGGTATTATAACGATGTCTGACCTTTTGATGCGTTCTCACATGCATATTGTCGAGGACTTCGAACGTTGTCTCCGACAATACGATGTTCGAGAGGAGCCGCTGGACGATGAGGCAACTCCGTCCGAGGAGCGTCTGATCTCGGAGCTTGAGGAAGCCATTGGCAAGATGCGCTCCTATACCGAGAACCGGGGTGGAGAATACGCCCTTGGTGTCGAGGACGGCATGCAGAAGGCAGCAGACATTCTGGAAAATCTCATACGCCGCTATCGCGAGGGGGTCGTTATTGGATAGGAAATTCAGCAGTCTGCTCGATGAGCTGATTGGCCCGGCAGCTCCAGAGCGAGACAAGGACCTCTTCATCGAGAGCAGAGCGCAGCAGGTGATCGCTTCAGCGAACAACTTGATTGCGCTCATTAGGGAAACCTACGACGCGGAGACGGCCGAGGAGCTTCGGCGTCGCCTCATCAATTCGATCAAAAGCGGAGACGAAAACAAGTTCCGGCGACGCATGGCGAAAATCAGAGAGGATCGTCTGTCCAGATAACCACGAGGACCATCGCCAATGTCAAACAATAACAATAAGAAACTGGCGCAAACAATTGTGGAAGACGGATTTTTCAGTGGCCTTGCATCATCGCTTGGATTGACTGGCAAGGCAGCTCTCGGCGTTGGCCGGGATGTCAGGATGGCGGTAGCTGGAGCGAAAGGCGCCAATCTCTACAAGCGGGTCTATCGGAAGGTGATGCTCGATTGGAAGAAGTTTGCCGCGACCCTGGGTGCCGACGCTAAGACAGAAGCTGCGCCGACGGACGAGAACCTGCTGAAATTCGTGCTGAAGTACTACAAGGCCGACGCCTCGGAGCTTCTGGCTGAAATCAAGACGGACTTCGCCAGGTTCGCCGACGACAAGACCGATGGTGATGACTCCCCGGATGCCGTGCGTAATCGCAGCGTCGAGAGGGCAATGCGCGAGCACCGGAAGATGATGCTGGTGGCCGAGGAGTTTTTCAAGGCGCTCGCCCGTGAGATCGCCTCCGACCCGAAGCTCGCGCTCCTGTTTCTTGGAGACAAAAAGGCGCGGTCTGACGGCGGCATTGGTCAGGCCTCGTACACCTCGGTCGGTGTCTCCTCCGCCGCGAGAGCGGGCGCGTATGCGAGCACTTCAAGTTCACCCTCGTCATCCAGGTCCGATCCCGAGGTCAACATGCGCGCCTTCGCCAAGAATCTCGGTGACCTCGGCGTGCGGAAGTCCCTCTTCACAAATCTGGCCGAGCTGCGCGGATACGATTTGTCCGAAATCCATCAGCGGATAAAAACCTTCATGGATCACGAGGACGCCACGAAGATCGTCGCCGCCATGCTTGCCGCACTTAGGAGGTGACATGGAATTCATCCGCAACCTCAGCGAAAGCAAGCTGTTTCCATCGAAGGAAATTCTGGAACGTTACTCCAGGAGGGAGATCGCAGAGCTGCTCTATCTCTACATCATCGCGTTCCGGATTTTCATGGCTGAGGAGAGCACTCGCTTCTGGGCTTCCAACTACCTCCGGAAGACCATTCAGCACGGTGAGTTCTCCCGCTGGCAAACCACGGGAAACGACCTCTACGTTCTGATCTACGCGATCCAGGCCAAAAAGGGCGACGAGAAGCCCTACCCGCTTCGCATGTCCGACCTGACCCGGTGGATCAAGCAAGGGGCAACGCGTCGAGAGTTCCCTGATCGGCTGACCGATCGGCTCTTCGTTCGTCTGGACTTCGATCTGAGGATCAAGCACGAAAGCATGCGCGCCGTCCGGCGCCTCGTTTCATCGTGGCCGACGCTCGAAAAGGAGTATCGCCGTCTGGCGATGACCAGGCTGCTTCAGTTCCTCCGCGCCAGATCACCGAAGAGCGACATTCTTCTCATGCTGCGACGGCTGGCCGAGATCGAGAACTACGAGCTGAAGAACGTCTTCAACATGGAGACAGGAGAGTTCGAGCACGACCAACAGCCTCAACTGACAGGGAAGGAAAGCTTTCTTCAAAAGCTCATTCGGTCCAAGAAATGAAGTCTTTCATCGAATATCTTCAGGACGTTGAACAGGAACGCCTCGACGAGGATGCCACCAGCGGGGCGACAAGTGCCGCTTCCATTGCGATTGTAGTCGGAGGCCTCGGCCAGAAGGCAAACACCGACACCATTGGCGTCGGCTTTGAACCGGACGGCCACGAGCGCAGCATCTATCCGGCTCCGAAGTCGCCGAAGACCGGTAAGAAGCCTATTCTCCGCCGGTGAACGTCAGAAAACGCATTCGTAATAAATAGTCGTACAACCTTTTAAGAAAGGATTTCAACATGTCTAATAAGGTCAATGGTAAGGCGCTTCCCGGCGAGAACCTGACTGGCAACCTCCAGTTCTTCTCGGTCACGACCACGGTCGATATCTCGGGAACCACCGCGCAATCGCAGAAGGCTTTTGATCGTCTCATCGAGATCATCTCGCTGAACGGCCAGCCGGTCATCCTCGGCCCGGTCACGGTCGATGGTTCGGACTACTCGTTCCGCTTCGCCACCGAGCATGCCGGTGCGTGGGCCAGCGCTGACGCTCTGGTTGCCGCCATCGAGCAGCACGGCAAGGGCATCTTCGACCAGGGCTCGGTCACTGTCGAAGTCAGCGNCATGATCGGCTAAGGCCTTCTGGGTCAGNTTGAGAAGCGCCCGATGCATAAGCATCGGGCGTTTTTGTTTAAATATAATGGTCATTATTGATCAATGAGATGACATTGAACGAGCTATTCAGTCTGCGCTGTAAGCGTAAAGAGATCGTCTGGGTCAAGCGCGGAAATGAACGAGAACGGACGGATATTTCCATCCGGCGCGTGATACAGCCTAGGCGACGCTTCGATATTCGAGGAAAGAATAATGAAAAAGATTGATTTTGTGACCGATCTCGCGAATCTTCTTTCATTGGAGGCAAAGGATATTGACGTTGTCGTCAAGCACCTNGGCTTCGACGAAATCATCGACCTGATCGACGCCGCCCAGAACAAGGACAAGAAGCGTGCCGCGAGAATTCTCGGTATCCGTGAGGACGGTCGCGAGTTGTCTGGGATCAGCGACCTGCTGGCGTCGTTCGAGAAGGACACCAAGCTCCGCAAGGAA